CGATGATCGCGGGAAACGGTTTGCTTCTGAATGCACGGTAAAATCCCTCGAAGTTCTGCGCGTTCGTATCACTGAGCATCGCGCTAACGTTAAAGCCCTTGCAAATATTTCTCTGGGTTTCCGAGTATCCGCCATTCAAGAGCGGACGACGAACGGAATAATCCGTAAAACTTCGACTCAATCCAAGCTGTGGGTTTTCGATGTTCAGGACTGATCCGGCGCGGGCTATTCCAAGTTTGATTGGATGCTTGATCGCGGAAACGGTTGCATCACTGGCGGCACTGGAAAGCTCAACATCTGAGGCCCCGGTGCCGTCACCGACGATTTTTGTTACTTGATAATCTGTTCCACCTATTGTGCAAATGCTTCCTATCATCACATTTGCAAAATTGTTGAGATTGACCGCGGCCCCGGATGAGTCTTCGAAGCGCCCTGCGACTCCGCTTGATTGGTCCCACTGATAAATCGCATTACCAGAAACGGGCGAGTCCTTCCGGTCGGTTGAGGTTGTCAGCACCAGTTTCACCGTCGCCGCTGTAAGTGCGGCCCCGGTGCTGATCCGTTGGATTGAATTTGCAGAATCAGTCAAAACAAGATCCGCCGCGAGGGTCAAGTTTCCTGCCAAAACAAGCGTTGTCGGTCCCTGCGTATACTCCGAAATCGTTCCGCCCGCGTAAGGGCTTGAAATTGTATTCGCCGCGGTTGCTACAGTAAACGAAAACCATTCAGGGCTGATGCGCTGGCTTGTTCCCGTCGCCAGTTCTGCCAGTGAAGAATATGGAGTTGTGTTAATATCAATCTGTCCAGAATTGTTGGTTGATGTTACTAATTCAATTATTCCCGAATCCGCCTGAAGTCCAGACAAGAAAAGTGCTTGCATTCCACTCGATACAGTCAGCGTAATCGTGCAGGAAGTCGCGTTACATATATACGGAAGGCTTGGTATATCATCCTGCACGTTTCCAATTGGATACGTCGCGCTTAAATGGCTGGCGCTCGATGAAACCGCACTAATTAAGTCGTCTTGAAGTATCTGCATCAGCTTGCCTCGTAAATCGAAAGCGTTGCATCACCACGCATCGTTGTCGTATTTGATCCCCAGTCAAAAACAAAATCCCGTGCAAGCATATCAACTTTTATTTGATCCTCTTCACGGTTGAACTCGAACCGATCCCCAGGCGTGTAAGTCCCTTGAATCCCGTCCACTGTAACGCTTGCAATCGGTTTTTTTTCAATGTTTTTTATTGCATCCATTCGGGCCTGAGCAGTTACGATTGGAGCTGATGCCGCATCGAATGCACGCGGGAGAGTTCCCCAATAAAATGGATAAGTTTTGACTTTTCCATAGCTCAGGTTGTCACTGGTGACGGTCCGCGTTTTTGTTTCTGATTGTGTTCCCTGAAATACATAATATGTTAAAGTCGTATTGACTTGTTGAAATGGTGAAAGGACCGAATACCATGACGAAATAATATTTGAAGCACTCAATGTCGTTGCGGATGGGCTGTTACCACGGTCAATCAGCCAAATCATCGGTGCATTATAAAAACCGCTCGTGGTATCGGGATTATCTGCAATATAAAAATGATAGTTATTTGCTTCGGTAACCTGAGATAACAGCTCAAGAATGTCGATTGCTCCACGTTGAACAAATCCGAGAGTAATTGATGATGCTCCGCTTGCTTTAGTCGTATCCACGCGGGCTTCCGCAAATCCGATATAACGTGCACAACTATGAACGAAATCCAGTAAACTATCGCATCGGGATGCTTCGGCCGTTCTGCTGGTTCCTAATTTGTTCCCAACTCCTGAAATTAGTGTTTGCCCGGTTGAAAATGCAGGCGTCAAAACTCCACCATCGAATTCTGAATCGGAAATGTTCGGATTACCGGAAGAATAAAGCGAGGTTCCGTTTGCTAAAATATAAGGATAAGCATCTGCAACCAGATTGAAAGTGTTGAATCCCGCTTTCCCAGATGCACCGATCGCCCAGGTTTGAGATCCTTTATAGACGGTTGCATCGGCGGCGTTGTAAAGTTGTCCGATGGGATAAGGTATATTGACAACTGCACCGCTTGAATCGGTTGCAGTTTCATCTCCGACAAACCTATCTGATCCGGCAATCTGCTTAGATGTCAACCCCTGCATACCAAAGCTCAAAACATCCTCAGTAATAGTATTTAATTGGAATGCACCCTCAAAAATAGGTGTTCTTATTCCCGATTCTGGGTCTTTGATTGCAATTTTTGGCAAACTCGTATCCGTTCCAGCATTCGATAACAGATCCCGATAGCGTTGACCTCCAAACGGATGATTTGAATTATATGGCTCATTGACTAAATCAAGACGACCTCCCTGGGTTGTGATCCATCCGCCCCTGGTCGCACCGATCCGAACCCGTGGACGTTTAGCCAGAAACGGATAATAATACTCTCCGTCACTTCCTGCATGGCCTTCATCGCTTACGTAATAGGTTGTTGAATCAATCACGATTTGCACCTCTAACATTTATGCCGCCTGTAATGCCGCGAATTCATTGTAACGGTTTGCACGGTCCTGAATCTCAACACGAATTGCGCTGTCATATGCGCTGATACGTTGCCCGGTTCCATCGTAAATATTCACTTGAATCGGCGTGTTTCCTCCGGTGCTTTCCAGTGCGCTTGACCCGCTTGACATGGAAGATCGGCCCGATGATCGGCTTGAAGTTCCAGATGATGATATGGACGGGACGTCGTATTCTAAATTCCTTGAATTGAAATTCGTATATCCTGATGGAACATCTCCAGACCAATAAGGTGTTGGTGCGCCCACCCCCTGCAAAACGGTTCCATGTCCGCGATAGCTTGATGCCGCTGTAGCACTCCGCGAGACACTACGCGAGCCGACTGAATACGAATTGATTTGTTTTACTAAGGAATCAACTGCACCTGCGGATTGTGTCACCGCGCTGAAATCGAATATCTCCCCAGGAACCTTTGCAAAAGTATTTGTGAAATCAAACGCACTCGACGGAATCTCAATATTAATATTTTCAACATCGATTTTGGTTTCTTGAAGTTCTTTTTCGAAATCCGTCAGAATATCTGCGAATGCATCTGAAATATCATTGCGTCTGAAAACCAGTTGATTCTGCAATCCTGTTATCATTTCGGTGAAATCCTGCTTGATCGTCTTGAGGTGTCTACTGACAATTGCCGATGCATCAGATAGATAGTTGAGCGCGTGGGTTTGGACATCACCGAAGAATTCGAGGAATGAGAGTTGTAACCCGCCGAGTCCTTCCTTGCCCCGGATGTTTTTGAACTGGATGTTGGAATCCTTCAGGCTTTTTTCCAGTTTCTTGAGATTCGGAACTACGTTTTTTTTCGTAGTTTTCGCAAATGATTCAGCCGTCTTGACTCGTTTCTCCTCAATTTTGTCGAGCTTCTTCAATTGTTTTGCAGTGTCTTCAAGCTTTGTGTTCGTCTCATTAAGGTCTTTGGGCGCTTCTTCTGCAAAGCCAAATGCGTCCATGATCTCGTCACCTTTATAGACTGCAATTGCCGCGAGGGATGTTGCAATCAAGCCGAGCGGGTTTGCCGCCATTGCGAGAGTTAATCCTTTGACCGCTAATGTAATTCCTACAAACATCGCAGGGAGTTTGGCGGCAATGAACGCGGCCGCGGCAATCCCTGCGAATTTTGCAATACTATCAAGGTTTTCCGCGAACATCGTTAACAACGGGATAATCGTTACCAATACAGGCGCAAACTTACCTCGAAGACCCCGACTCAATAAATCCATTTGATCATTGAATGCAGAAAACTCATCCGATGCGGCTTTCCCTATGATGCCGCCAGCTTCTCGAATTTTTTCACCATAATCACTTATCCCCTCGGCCCCTAAATTCAACAAAGCTAAAAGTTCGACTCCTGTTCTTCCGAACAAATCGCTAGCCGCTTTCGCTTTGGTTGCTGGTGATTCAATTTTTGATAATGATTCGGCAACCTCTACAAATAGCTCGGAAGTTGCTTTGATTTTCTCGTCTTTGCCATAAATCGAAACCCCTAGTCGTTTAAATGCATCAGCTTGTAATTTCGCTCCTAATTCCGCCTCACCGATATTTTTTGAAAACTTTTGAATTGAAGCATTGAATTGATCGGTCCCAACTCCAGCTTGAGACGCGGCAAACTGTAGGATTTCAATTTCTTCAACCGCGAGTCCTGTTTGGATGCTTATTTTTTGGAGACGATCACCAAGCTGGACCAAATCTTTAGAGAACGAACCCAACGCGCCAATACCAAGCATGCCGACGAGTGCGGTTTTAAGTCCTCCAAGACTTGCCGAAAGTCCCTGGAACGATTGATTCAGTTTGGCCGTGCGCTGAGATACAGCACGAAACGCCGCTTTCGTTTTGTCTTCCGCCTTTATCTGGACTGTCGTTGATACTGCCATTTATTTCTGACGTTCTGCTTTTATTTGGAAGTATGCATTCCAACCTTGAAGTTCAGCTTCGTTTATTCCCATCACCTCGCTGACGGTCTTATGGAGATGTTCAGCCAGTTGAAAATAGAAATACAGATCGGAATGCTCTTTCAGTTTCCCAGGATTTCATCGGTTTCAATCGCTTGGTAATTATTGATTTCACCGACGACGCGGATTAAAACATCAACATCGCAATGATTCATCAACTCCCTGCGATTTGCAGAAACAAACATTGCTGACCCGTCTTCGTTCAATGCACGAATATACAAAGCCTCAACTGCCGCTTCGACTGGTTTCGATTCATTGAAAAGTTTAGCAAGCTTTTCCTGCGTTTTCGGATTGGTTGCCGATTTAAACCAAATCCGCAAAGGTTCTGTCTCTGTTCCCCATTCAGGGACATCAATTGAACCTAATCCTCCTGCTAATTTTGAACGATAATGAGCTTTGATGCTTTCAATCGCACTCATCAGACGGTTGTTTTGGTCAATCCCCCGGTACCTCTAAAAGTAAAACTAGCCGTGACCATTCCGTTTACAGCCGCGTTTCGTGAAATCGACTCGATAATGACCGTACCACTAAAATACGTGTCGCCGGAAGTCGTCCCTTCAGGATAAAGTTCCAGCGTTTTCGTTGTAACCGTCGCCATGTCCGTATCAATTTGAGATTGTGCCGTATCGGATTCATCCCAAAAACACTCAGCGCTTCCTGTCCAATTGATGATCCCCGTTTTATACGAACGGGCCGACTGCCCTAAAGCCGTGCTTTCAACGGGTTCCTGGTTTATGTCCAAAGTCCAACTAGACAACTCTGCAACCGCATTGCTATCATATTTTAAGACTCCGTCGACTCCTGTGTGACTTGCCATTTTTTCCCTTTCTTAATTTTGGATTTTGGCTTCTGATCAGGCAGGACTGCAAAACCCCGCTGGATCAATTTTTCTGCGTTTTGAGGCGAAGCACTAACCAGCGCGCCCGCCTCATGCGGCACGCCTTCTATAATCGTGTTTTTAGTCAATTCAATTTCCATCATACTCCTAATGTTGCGACGTCCGGTGCGTTCTCCGCAAATCCATATCTGATTTGATACGTCAAGCGATTCGA